TCATTTAAGATACTATCTAGCTCTTCGCCAGTTTCTTTATCTATTGTTGCTCCTAATTCAGGGTAGAGGTTTACAAGTTGTTCACCTGTTAAAATAGTAGACAAGATGATTCCATCGGCATCGCCAAACCATCTGTCTCTTGATGAAGGAGGAACGTAAACCCTAAAAGGATTGATGTGAACAAATCTTACATCACCTCTACCCATATCAGCTTCGGCATCAACATATACGTATAAATATCCAATGCCAACGGTTGAAAAATCGTGTATAGCTTGTTTAACTTGAGAGTCTCCATCTGA